AAAAAAAAACAAATTAGCTAAAGTTATTAATCAATGCTTGAGATAAGTTAAAAAACCAATGTTTGTCGTCTTTTTTAATTAAATTATAATATCTAAAATAAATTTCCAAAGCATTGCAAAAAGTAATTTGATTGTACTTTTTTAGTTTTTCAATAATAGTATTAGATACTCCAATAGCAACAAACAATTTTTCACTATGCGCTTTTCCCGCTTGACTGCATCGCGCGCCTTTGTTTGAACCGCTTCGTATTTTGAAATATGTAATAAATTCTTTTTTGTTTTTTTCTGCTAATACTAAAAATCCGAGAGATTTTGCCAATGCCGATGGAGTTACTTTTTTATTATTAATAGTTTCAACAAAATCATCATAGTCTTCTGATTGTCCTAATGTTAATAATATATTAGAACCACTAATGTGAGGAGTTTTACTTTTTGTTATTATGTATAATGTATAATTTTTAAATTTACTCTTTTCTGCTAATATTAGTGCTTTTAATTTACCATTAGCACTTATTATTATATTTTCATTATAATAATATAACAATTCTTTTTCAAAATCAGTTAATCCAGACAAATTATAGCCATTATTTAATAAATAATTAACAAGTAAAATTGTTTTGTCATACGCGAGTTCATCTAATAAAATAGCAATTGCTAATTTTTGGGTAACACTTGTATTTAATACATCACTATTTTGTAACAGTTTAATAATAGTTCCATAACTTATAAATTTATTGTCATTACCAGCATAATTGTCTGGCATATTAGTAATATTATTATAATTAATATCAAGTTCAATAATTAATGATTTTACATAGTCTATATTTTCAATTGTTAAATAATTCGCGTCAAACATGTCAAAATTAATTTTTGTATGTGCTACTTTTGTGTTTACGTTAGGTTTTTTTGGCGTTTCTTTAACTTGCTCAGGTTGCTCAGGTTGCTCGGGTTGCTCGGGTTGCTTAGCTATTTTATCATCAAATACATCAAACGTTTCTGGGAGAGCAAAGGGTACACCATCTGGTTTAACTTGTATTGGATTAGAACGCTCAAAAATAGTAGCATCATTATTTAATAATAATGGTTGGAAAATATAAAAATTTTCAATATTTATTAGGTTACCTAAAGTATTATATTTATCAGTTATATAAATATTTTCATTATTTACCAATTGATCCAATGCATTATTAATATGATTTGTTGAATAATTGCTAAAACTAGTTAAATAACTAATAATATAATCTTTGGAGCAAAAATATCTCTCTTTAAACAAATCCCTAATAAGTTTAATTATTGCCTCATTATTTGTTTGTAAATAAGACTCATTGTAAGAATAATTATTTTCTTCAATATCTTGTGTTAAACTCATTTTTATTTTATATTCTTCTAAATCAGGTTTACATTTATAACTACATTCGGCCATATAATCACATAATGGACTGTATGATTTATCACCAATATTATAAATTATTGTAGAATTATTTGATAATGTTATAGACAATTTTTTATTAAGCAGTTTTTCATCAAACTTTTGTTGCTCATAATTTAACATGCAATCAATAGAATGTTCTTTTAATATTCTACTAATGCCACCTATAACTTTTGCTTTTGCTTCTGCTTTTCTATAAATCAATAAATCAACAGCTTCAACATCATTATTCAATAGTGTACCATGCATAAATATTTGAACATTTCTTTCATTGAGAGGCATATTTTTATGACTACAAGTTCGTATTGCACGACCAATTATTTGCTCTATTCTATTTATATTAAACCACGGCTCTAAAATATGCACTTGTCTTATAAATTTTAAATCAATGCCTTCACTTCCCGCAGCAGAAAGAAGAATCACCTTAACATTTGTACCATCACTATTATTTGTATTAGTAGCTGCTTTTAAATCACCAACAACATCAGGAGATAAATTTTCATTGCCACTAATAATAATATATTTGGCTCCATTGAATTTTGTTCCGGGTGTTAATTCTGACTTTTTCCTATAACTAGCTATATCTAGCTCTTCACTTTGGGGTGTTAAAAATAGTGATTTATTTGCTCCATATCTTGAAAATCCGAGAGATTCTAGTGTTAGGGCAAATGGAATCAGTCCTGCATCAATAAATTGCGAATATACAATAACGGGTCCCTTACTATCAATAATAGAGTCTATTATTGATTTAATTTTAAAACTATATTTGCCAATACTATTAATATCAAATATATTGGGACTAGCACTATTTTTATACACATAATGATGCCTTGATTTAGGTGCATATGTTTCTTGATATTGCATAATATTATTAATACCTGCTTTTCCAATTACCTCTTTAATAGAAACCAAACTATTTATTTCTTCCAAGTTAATATTTTCTATTAATTGTGTAATATTATTTTCATAAGAGGCCATTTTTTCTTCAAAATAATTTTCTAATTTACTGTTTGGAAATACAATATTTAATGCTTCTAATGGTTTTTGTAATAATGTATATCCATAAGAATCCATGTCATTTAGTTTGTCTTCATCAAATTTTGATATATTATTTTTTAAAACAATATTGTATATAAATTCTTGATATGGAGAGATTTTAGTATTTATATATATATCAAATAGTTCTATTGATTGTGTTAATGGAGCACCATTAATTTTAAATTGGGGGTATGTTGTATTTAAAATACTGTTTGGTGATGAAAAATCATTTGGTAAAATTCTAAAAGGAAAGCTCAAAGGATTATCACCTTTTACATAACTAATATATCCAGTTATTTTTCGTTTAAATAACTCTAATCCCACTTCTTCTCCTTTGGCATTTACTAGAAAAGAACCATCACTATTAAATATATCTTTAATATCTACAATACTTCGTCTATCATTCATATTTAATATATTAATTAAAAAAACAATTTCTTTATAATCATTAAACATTGGTGTTGCAGATAAAAATAATAATTTTAAATTATTTACATTTTTAACTAGCTTTAATAACTCATTTGAAACCAATTTGTTAGTATTATCTTTTGACTGTCTTATATTATGAAATTCATCAATGATTATTAGTCTATTATCAAAAAACTTTTGCAGTCTTTCTGCTACTTTTTTTTTATGTACGCTTTCAGAGACAATTGCAGCATTTGCAGAATTTGATTTCTTTATTATAAGATTTGCAAACTGCGTGTAACCCATAAATAAGTAATAATTATTTATAATATTTGTCATAATTTTTACTAATTTTTCTCGTGTCAAGTTTTTATGTGTGCTATTAATTTCATCTAATATACTTTGACCCGCACAATTATTAATTGTCCATATGTTATTTTTAAATTCTAATTTTCGTTCATCAAATAATTGTAAATAGAAATTTTCTTGAACATTTGGAGAGGCTACTATTATAATACGTTCACTATAACCCATATATTTCAAATATTTTCGTGTTTCTTCAGCAACTCCTATTGCTGAACAAGTTTTGCCTGTTCCAAGTCCATGATAAAGTAATAGTCCATTATAGGGGGTGTTTATCGACAAAAAATTCTTTATAAATTTTTGATGCGGTGCTAGTTCAAAATCTTTATCACATATTTCATTGCTTAATTTTTCAAAGTCAGAATCTAAATTTACTTGTAGTTTATTTTCAGCAAATTCTTTTTTGTTTGCTATTTTAATATTAAAAAATTCATCATCTAAATGTGGATATAAGTATTTATAACTTTTATCAAATGACTCATTTAATTCTTTCATATTTAATAACTCAATTGCATTCAAAAAGTATTTCGTGTCACTTTTTGTTTTAACATTTTTTTCAAGAGCCTCTAATTCACTTTTAGTTAGTGTTAATTTGTTTATATTTTCTTTGAACATTTCTGATAACTTTAAATTATTATTGTCAAGAGGGGGTCTCGTATAACTATTTGTCTCGTCTTCTTCTTCCGCGCTACTAGCTTCTTCTTCTTCGCCATTAGCTTCTTCTTCTTCGCCATTAGCTTCTTCTTCGCCATTAGCTTCTTCTTCTTCGGCGCTAGCTTCTTCTTCGCCACTAGCTTCTTCTTCTTCGCCACTAGCTTCTTCTTCTTCGCCACTAGCTTCTTCTTCTTCGCTACTAGCTTCTAACTCATCTGGTTCTTTTGCATTTAATTGTTCCGACGGTTCCGTCATTATATATATAATCTATATGTTTTTAATAATTTATTTAAATCATTTATTATATTAGTTTTTTCATAGTTATAATCTCTAATATAATTACATACATTAGTAATAGGAACCCATTTTATTTCACTAATTTCATTAATTTGAAAATTATTTACAGGAATAATAGCATTATCAATAATGCCAACAAAATATTTGTGTTTATAAGATTTATAATTTGAACCAGTAAAAATTTCTTCAAATGGCACAATATTATTAAAAATGTCAATATCACTTTTTTTATATCCAGTTTCTTCTTCAAATTCACGCAATCCACATACAATATCTTTTTCATGATAGTTACGACGCCCTTTTGGAAACCCCCATTCGGGTTCATTATACTTTTTATCACATAAATCAATTAAATCTTTTAAATTGTAACTTTCTAAAATATTAACAAAACCACATTTCAATTTATTAAATTTTATTTTTGATAACTTCTCCTCGTTTCTATACAAGTTATTTGTATTATAATTCCATAAATAATTCCATATTGTAGCAAAATCATTTTCTAATAAGAAAGTTCTCTCATTTATGCTCATATTATTTAATAAATTTAAAATATAATTTTTATCTTCCATAATATATTTGCCCCTCATAAAGTCTATAAATGCTAAACTGTCTTTACGCTTTATTATTAATAGTTCAATAACATTTTCAACATGTTTTAAATCAGCATTAAACTTTTTAACTATTCGTAAGGGAATAATTCCAATACTTGTTACCGGAACACGACAGTTATGAAATAAATGCCCTAACTTACCACAGTTGTTGCAAAATACTTGCTTCTTAATATTCATAATTAGCGTAAATAGCCAGTTAATGTATTAACGTGTTATTGTTTTATATTTATTTAAAATAGACATTTAATCGCCATTTAAATTAAATTAGAATATATATAAAATGGATTTAAAAGAACTGCGAAGTTATCGCATTCAATTTGAGCAACCATATTACAATTCAATTGGTTTAGGTATGTCATTATTTGATTTATTTATGACATTTTTTATTGCCTATTTAATTGAACCATTTGTAAGAGTATATACTAGACTAAATAGACAAGCATATTACTTAATGTTATTACCGTTAGGAGTATTTAGTCATATATTAACAAATCAACACACATTCTTAAATGGTAAATTGTTTGATAGTTCAATCAATTTATATAAAGTGATAATGATTATTATAGTAATAAAATTAATATATGAATTAGGCAAGAGTTTTTATGGTAAAAACACGTAATAGTTTTATTAATGTTATTTATAAGTTATGCCCCCTAATTTAAAAATATCAAATAATAATGTATCAAATAATAATGTATCAAATAATAATGTATTGAATCCAACAATATGGGGTCCTCATTATTGGTTTGTATTATATACAATTGCACTAAGTTATCCCAATAATAGCAATGATTCAACAAAAAAGAAATATTATGACTTTATAACAAATTTACCATTATTTTTACCAATTAGTGATATTGGAAATATATTTAGCCGATTTTTAGATGCTTATCCAGTTACACCATATTTAGACTCGCGCGAGTCATTTATAAAATGGGTTCATTTTATACATAATAAAATAAATAGTTATTTAGGAAAACCTGAAATAACATATTATGAAGCAATGAATAAATATTATGAAAACTATAAATTGCAAGAACTAAAGAAAAATGATGATCGCAAAAATAAGCAAAAATATATTTTTGGAAGCTTGATAATATTATTAGTGTTAATAATAATAGGAATAAGTGTTAAAGTTTAATATACTTAATATACTTAATATACTTAATATACTTAATATAATTGTTTAATATAATTATTTAATATAATTATTTAATATAATTATTAATATTAACTATGAAATTAGAATTGCTTATATTAACTGTAACAGGTTTTGTATTATTAAATACATATTTTGAAGGTAAATTAATACAAAAACTTAAAAATTACGAAAAATATTATAAAATGGGGTTAATTGCTTTTATTGGGTTATGCATATATTTATTTATTAAAAAAAATCCCGCAAATTATAAAGATTTTGTTCATAATACAAATGGGTATATTAAATATTTACCAATAGATAGAAATACAGCAAGTTTTATAACTCCTATTATTGATTTTACATCTAAATCGATAACAAATGAATTAAATAGCAATTATAATTTAAGTAATGGAACAAATATAAGAGAGTCTCAAAATTTACATAGGTCAATTAATACTAATTTGACAAAACAACAGCAAAAAATATTGCAATCAGGTAATACTTCAACAAAACGAAGTGTGAGCGAAACCAAAAAAAAATATGTAGCAGCATCACAAAATTGGCATTGTAAAGACTGTCAAAAACAATTACCTGCATGGTTTGAAGTAGACCATGTTATTAAACTAGAATATGGCGGTTCAAATTCTATTGATAATTTAGTAGCTTTGTGTAGAGATTGTCATGGTAAAAAAACTGCATTTGAAAACTTATAATTGAAAACTTATAATTGAAAACTTATAATATTGATTTTAACAAACTTAGTAATTTATATTATTAATATTATTTAATATGGCACAAATATTAAAAACAAGTTATAACTTGGTTAGTACCACTTCAGATAAAACAGTGGCATTTCTTAAAAACAGTCTAAATATTTTTCTTGATATAATAGTTAACGGAATAAAATTTAAATCTAATGCAACAGATTCATCAACTCATGTATATTATTACTATAAGTATATAACTATTATATTAATAGCTCTAGTATTTGGACTGCTATATTATTTAAATACTTATCAAAATTTATTTGGAATAAAAAATACACAATATGAAATTTTGGGAGCGCTTGTATTATTAGGTATAGGAATCTTTTATTTTCTTTTTTTAGTATTTAGAAACAATAGCAATAATACAATTTTTGAAGAGGATAGAATGAAATTAGACAATAACGCACTTAAATCAAAGAATTTAAGTAATAATACTTATTATGATAAAGATTATAATGTAGATAATGATACAATCAAAAACACACTTGTAAAACCATTACTAACTTTGTTTATGTATATTGGGTTATTATTTTTTATATTAATAAGTGTATTATATATTGTTAATTATGTATTGTATTCACAAAAAAATAGTAATTCATTTAGTATTACACAATCAATTATAAGTTTAACGATTGTAATTGTTGTGTTAGCAATTATTGCCGCTACTTTTTCAATAAAGTCATCAAATGCAAGTGATGATTGTATTAATGAACCTGAAAATATGCTTATCTATAATTACATTTGTATTATGAAAAAAGTAATTTTTTTTATACCATGTTTGTTAGTTATTGCTATTGATGAATTAAATAAAGATATTAAATTAACACCAAACTCTGTATATTTATTACTTTTTATTTTACTATTTCTTATAACTTTATTATTTATTGTACCATTCTTATTTAATTATTCTAGAACATTAAATAAGAGCAGCTTATTAAAAGGAACAGGACCCTATTATTTAAATGAAATGAAAGTAATTGGTATTTATCAAAATCTTAATAAAAATGTTAATGCTAGTGTTGATGTTCCAATACCAAAAAATGATGTTGAAACCATTAGTCATATAAAAAATCCAATTGATGCCCTGCTAAATAATTTAAATTTAAATAAAAAAGACAAAACAATATTTAAGACATCCGAATCCGATAGTTCAACACTAATTGGTTCTGAAAGCAAGGAAGTAACCAAACAAGCACAAGAAAATACTAGTGATACAAAAGGTTACAATTTTAAATTATTTAAAAATGATTATAATGGTGTTTACAATATTAAAACCAGTTTTTATGATCCACCCACAGTTGTTAAAAAATTTCCATATAATTATTCATACAGTATAAGTTTTTTTGTGTATATTAACCCACAACCTGTAAATACATCAGTTGCGTATAATAAAGATACTGAAATATTTAATTATGCCTACAAACCAGTAATATATTATAATGGAAAAACACAATCTATTATTATTAAATCAAGAACATTAAATAATAAAGGAGACCAATTAGATACTATTTATGAAGGAAAAAATATAAAACATCAAAAATGGGTGTTTTTTGTTATTAATTATGATAATAATAGTATTGATGTTTTTATAGATGGCAAATTGGTTGGTTCAAAAAAAGACGTAACTCCATATTTTAAAGGCGATAAAGTAACAATAGGAGAAAATGAAGGAATACATGGAAGCATAAAAGAAATAAGCTATTATGATAGTATTAAAAGTCCTCAAACAATTGAGCTACTATATAATTTAACAAGTAATAAATAAAACTAATAAATAAAACTAATAAATAAAACTAATAAATAAACAATGTTTAGTTACTATTTTATATTTAAATATATTAAAATTTTAATATATTAATATTTTAATATATTAATATTTTAATATGGGAATATTTAATATTATTATTGTTGTAATTTTGATTATTGTGGTAATATGGGGACTTCGCAATTTGTTTTTTAAAACAAATATAATTTATGATGCGATGTGTGACGCAGCAGCTCCAGTATCGTTGCAAAATACAGTTACTTCAATGTTTGTATCAAATAGCAATGTAATAATGGCAAAAGATATACCAGAAAATAACTCATCTAATTTTACACTAAGTGTTTGGTTTTATATAGATAATTGGGGAAATAATATATCAAATGAGAAAAATGTATTGTATATGTCGGTGGATTCAAGTGCTCCAACATTACCAGAACTATCTTCAGTACTGACTGGACTAAGTACTAAAGTAGAAAAAGATATTGGTATAAATCAACTTAAACCTAAAAATATTAACATTGCTTTAGATAAATATGAAAATAATTTATTAATTGATATTGAAACATATTTAGACAAGAATTCTGGTTCAACATCTACTAGTGCTAGTGCTAGTGCTAATAAAAGAAATTATACAAGATATAAAATACCAAATATTCCTGTTCAAAAATGGAACAACTTAACATTAAGTGTTGATACAAGAACATTAGATGTATATTTAGATGGAAAATTGCGGAACTCATTTATAATGCAAGGGTTATATAAAAATTATTACAGTACAAGCGAGAAAAAAAATATATATATAGGAAATATGTCTCAAGGCACTAATGCTTCAAATAATAACGGTACAAATAGCGGTTTTGAGGGCTATATTACACGAATTCGTTATGAAAATGATTCTATAAATCCACAAGAAGCATACAATATTTATAAAGAAGGAATTGATAAATCATTGGCAAAATCGCTATTTAATAAATATAGATTAAAAGTAAGCTTTTTAGAGTATAATAAAGAAAAAGGCAGTATTTCAATAT